AGTCCTAGTAGATGGAGATCCTTTTGCATACCGTGCAGCATTCTCTTGTGAGGATGAGTCTGAGGAGGAAGCCCTGGCTAAGGTTGATTCTGTTCTGGATGATGCTCTTAACGAAGTAATGTGGGAGGTGTCTGAGGATAACTATCAGATCTTCCTTACAGGTAAGGGTAACTTCCGTTATGACATAGCTGTATCCCATGAGTACAAAGGTAACCGTAAGGGTGTAGAGAAACCAGCACACCTACAGGCTATTCGTCAACACATGATTGACAACTGGTCAGCCATTGTGTCTAAGGGGGAAGAGGCTGACGATCTACTAGGAATCTGGGCTACTGCGTATGGTCCTAACGCCACCATCATATCCATTGACAAAGATATGTTGCAGATCCCTTGTCACCATTACAACCCTAATAAGAAAACCTTTACTACAATGTCAGAACGTGAGGGTGCTAAGTTCTTCTACACGCAGATCCTTACGGGTGATAAAGCAGATAACATCATAGGTCTCTATGGTATTGGCCCCAAGAAGGCAGAAAAGTTATTAGCTGATTCTGTTACTGACGAAGAGATGTACGAAGAGTGCTTACGTGCATACGGTGGTGAAGAGGATCGTGTCATTGAGAACGCCAGGTTACTATGGCTTCGTCGTTACGAAGGACAACTATGGGAGCCACCTAAATGCGTTTCAGATCAGGCTTAGAGAAAAGGACAGCTGCTTGGCTAACTCTTCGTAAGGTTAAATTCAAGTATGAGAAGACGAGAATACCTTACGCTGTGTCAGAAGTGCGTCACTACACACCAGACTTCCAGTTACCTAATGGGATCTACATTGAGACAAAGGGTAGGTTTCTTCCGTCAGATAGAAAGAAACATTTACTTGTCAAAAAACAGTATCCAGAGCTTGACATTCGGTTTGTTTTCAGTAACCCTAAGGCCAAGATCAGGAAAGGTTCTAAGACATCTTATGCTGATTGGTGTGAAAAACATGGGTTCTTGTATGCACAAGAGTATATACCTGTTGAGTGGGTAAAGGAAAAGAAGAAATGATCTTAAAGATACACAGGGTAACAAGTGGTCCTTACTTCTTAGACGAAGAGAACTGCTACTATAACATCTGTTTAGTTGAACACGAGGATGGGACCATGGAGGAAGACGAGATACTTATGGATGACTTTGACAGTGCCTATGAAATGATTAAGCACTTAAGTACAACCATAGAGCCAATCATCCTAGAATATAATCTAGGGGCAAACTAATGGTGCTTGACAATGTTTGACTTAGATAGTAAACTTCGTGCTCTTGTCGAAAACTACGGCTTAGAATTGCTGTTAGAACAGAACGAGATCTCAGAAAGACTCATCGTAGAACACCTAGTAGACGAAGGTCTTATAGACTTAGACGACTACTTCAACTTAGACGCAGAAATGGCTGAATGGAAAAGGGTAGAAGAATGATTACAGCAGAAGACATCGAGGCATTTAGCATTGTCAATGTCACACCTATGGAATACTCTTACTGGGTAGAGGGTAAGATCGTAACTGAGGGGGATGACAGACTTGTCGAGAACATCTTAGGTTTGGTTGGCGAGGCGGGTGAGGTAGCCGAGAAGATTAAGAAGTATCGTAGAGACAACACCAAGATCAACCAGAAGGAGATTATCAAAGAGTTGGGTGATGTTGTGTTCTACGCAACTGCCTTGGCTAACTACTTCTACAGTAACCTACCTGAGGTACTGGAGGCTAACATGGACAAGCTAAATGACAGGTATACTCGTGGTGTCATTAAAGGCTCGGGGGACAACAGATGAAACAGAGATGGGTAAATAATATATTTGTGAGGTTCATGCGGTACTGTATTATGTGGTCAGAGCATAGAGCAGCAGTCAAGATCTTAAACCAATTATCCGATAGAGAACTAAAAGACATTGGCATGAGTAGGCAAGACATTGACCGTATGGTCTGGCTAGAAGAAGATAAAACAATGCGAGGACGAGGTAAATGAGCAGCAACCTACTACCGACAGACTACCAGACCTTTATAGCTACCTCACGGTATGCACGTTGGTTAGACAAAGAAGGACGTCGTGAGAACTGGGGAGAGACAGTCTCCCGTTACATGGACAACATTGTACGTCCCGTTGCAGGTAATAACACTTACATCAACGACATCGAGGAGGCTATCCTTAACCTTGAGGTGATGCCATCCATGCGTTCACTCATGACAGCAGGACCAGCCGCTGCTCGTGACAACACTTGTATGTACAACTGTTCGTATCTACCCGTAGATGACCTTAAGGCCTTCGATGAGGCTATGTTTATCCTCTTGTGTGGCACTGGTGTCGGGTTCTCCGTCGAGCGCCAGTTCATCAGCAAGCTCCCAGAAGTGCCTCAGCTCTTCGAGAGTGAGTCTGTCATTGTCGTTAAGGACAGTAAGGAGGGTTGGGCTAAGGCTCTCCGTCAAGTTATTGCACTCCTCTACAGTGGTGAGATCCCTAAGTGGGATGTATCTAAGGTGCGTCCTGCCGGTGCCCGTCTTAAGACATTTGGTGGACGTGCGTCAGGACCAGCACCATTGATAGACTTGTTTAACTTTGCTGTCAATACATTCCGTGCAGCAGAGGGACGTAAGCTGTCATCTGTAGAATGCCACGACTTGATGTGTAAGATCGGTGAGGTGGTTGTAGTTGGTGGTGTACGACGTAGTGCCATGATCTCCCTAAGCAACCTTTCGGATGACCGTATGCGTCATGCTAAGTCTGGCTCATGGTGGGAGAACAATCCCCAACGTGCTTTGGCTAACAACTCTGTGTCATATACGGAGAAGCCAGATGCTATGTCATTTATGCGTGAGTGGACAGCCTTGGTTGAGTCAGGCTCAGGTGAACGGGGTATCTTTAACCGCCATGCCTCAAAGAAACAAGCGGAGAAGAATGGACGCCGTGATCCTAACTATGAGTTCGGTACCAATCCTTGCAGTGAGATCATCCTACGTCCTAACCAATTCTGTAATCTAACAGAGGTTGTTGTTAGAGCTACAGATAACTTTGATACCCTAGCCCATAAGGTTAAGTTGGCTACAATACTAGGTACGATTCAATCTACCTACACTAAGATGCCTTACCTCCGTAAGGTGTGGTCTGTCAATACAGAAGCTGAACGTCTGTTGGGGGTGAGCCTCACAGGTATTATGGATAACCCGTTAATGACCAGCAAGAATGCTGGCTTAGACAAAACATTGGAGAAGTTACGTGAAATTGCAATCGAAACTAACGCTGAGTGGGCTGGCCTTCTTGACATTCCTGTTGCTGCTGCTATTAGCTGTGTTAAGCCATCGGGAACAGTCAGCCAACTCGTTGACTCAGCCTCTGGGATACACGCCCGACACAATAACTACTACATCAGAACCGTTCGAGGAGACAACAAAGACCCCTTGACACAATTCATGATTGACCAAGGTATTCCTAGTGAGCCATGTGCCATGAAGCCAGACCAGACTACAGTGTTTAGCTTCCCTATGAAGTCTCCTGATAATGCTGTCACACGTAATGACACAACAGCAATAGAACAACTGGAGACCTGGTTGACCTACCAACGCCACTGGTGCGAACATAAGCCATCCGTTACGATCTCCGTTAAGGATGCTGAGTGGGTGGACGTAGGTGCCTTCGTGTACAAACACTTTGATGAGATGAGTGGTGTTTCTTTCTTACCTCACTCTGACCATACGTACCAACAGGCACCCTACCAAGACTGTGATAAGTCTGAGTACGAACAACTGTTGTCACTTATGCCCGAGGCTATCGACTGGACTTCTCTTGCTGACTACGAGAAAGAGGACAACACTTCAGGTAGTCAGACTATGGCTTGCTCAGGTGACTCTTGTGAGATTGTGGACTTGACATGAGTTGGGTAGTCTTAGGTAGAACACAGTGCAACTTCTGTGATAATGCTAAGGCTATGTTGCGGGGTAGGGGGTTGGCATACACCTCCTACACCCTCGACTCCCCTAGCAGTAAATGGCTATTGACATTAATCAAAGATGCTGGTATGACGACTGTACCCCAGATCTTTAACCCTACAGGTGAGCACATTGGTGGCTACACCGAACTAAAGGAACTACTCAATGACAGCAGTACGGAAGAGTTTTAGTCGAGCACTATACGAAGCGTATGATAGTCCTGCCCGTGATGCCTTGGTCTCCTACTTGGAGGCTAAGGGTCACACGATAGTTAACAACGAAGAGAACTTTAATGTTGACGTTGTATCACAGAAGAATGGATACACCTATTTCAATGAGGCTGAAGTAAAGACAGCATGGAAAGCTGACTGGCCTACGCATTGGACAGAGATCCGTATCCCTGAACGTAAGCAACGTCTGTTAGATAAGCACACAGAAGAAAATGGTGTCCTTAACTTCTATATCTTTCGTCCTGACTTCAAGCAAGCATGGCGTATTAAAGACACACAGCTCACCAAGGAAAGCCTTAAAGGGGCTAAGGGTAGGTATATCACACAGGGTGAAAAGTTCTTTCACATTCCTTATGTAGAAGCTGAGTTGGTTAGCTTATGAATAACATTGAACCACTACAAAAGCCCACACGTACCCGCCGTAAGACAAACTATAAGGGAGCAGCAACAAAGAAGACATCAGGCCTAGTCCCTCGCACACCTAAGCAAAAGGACTTCATTGATGCGTTGTCAAATAACAATCAGGTCTTTGTTCTTGGGCCTGCTGGTACTGGTAAGACTTACGTTACCGCCACCTACGCAGCTGACCTATACGCTACCAAGGCTATTGACAAGATCGTCATTACCCGTCCCCATGTAGCTGTAGGAAAAGAACTAGGGTTCCTTAAGGGTGACCTTCAGGAGAAGACTATGCCATGGGCCTTGCCTGTGCTAGACGTATTGGAGAAGCATCTTGGTAAAGGAACAGTCGAGACAGGGATCAAGAATGGTAACATTGAGATGGCACCTCTTGCACTTATGCGTGGGCGTAGTTTCGATAATGCCTTCATAATCGTAGACGAGACACAGAACATCACCACTCACGAACTTAAGATGTTGCTTACTCGTGTTGGTGAAGAGTCAACGATTGTACTTAATGGGGATGTCCAACAGTCTGACCTTAAGGAAGCAGATGGTTTGTCAAAGGTCATACACCTAGCCAAGAAGCACTTGCTCCCTGTACCTATCATTGAGTTTGGTGTGGAGGATATTGTCAGGAGTGACATCTGTGCCCAATGGGTCAAGGTCTTCATGAAGGAACAACTCTAAAAGAAAAGCCCCTTGGATTTCTCCTTGGGGCTTTAAACTTTATTTCTTTTTAGGCATCGGTTTCTTTTTGACCGGTGCTTTTTTCTTTGCACCCTTACCGTATGAAATCTTCTTACCGTTTTTGTATGGCATATTACTTCTTCCTCTTCTTTGCTGTCTTGGCTGCTTGTTTAAAGTTCTTAGCTGTAGGTGCACCTTTGGAACCTACCTTACGCATCTTCTCTCCTGATCCTGCTGCTATTCGTTTACGTTTAGCATGGATGTTTGCGTATAATCCTTTAGCCACTATGCACTCTCCCCTATCTTAAAACAGTTGGGTCTTACGAAGTACCCTTCCATCATAAACTTAGTTCCTACGTCTATGACATCCGACTTACACTGCTCCTCAGTAGGCCATAGTTGTTCCGTATTGCCAACAATAATACAGGATGAAACCTCAGGAGTTGAGCAAATCATTAGGACAGCCAACCACATTACCACTTCACCTTGTTAGCCCAATAGGCTGCTGACATCTTACCCTTGGCAATGTTCTTGGCATGACGGGCTTTGAATGCTTTGTTACGGGCTGATCCATCAGGACTACCCTTGACACCCTTCTGCCCAAAGCGAATAGTCTTAATCTTGTCACCCTCTTTAGCAACAACAACATGAGACTTGGTTGCATGACCAGGTGTAGCCTTAGGTTTATTGAAACCTGATACGCCAGCACGTTCTAGTCTTGGATCTTTCTTAGCCATTACCACTTCCCTTGTTTTTTGCCGAGGAAATAAATTCCCAAGCCGAGGATACCAACGCCTGATACCACCACCAGAATGCCCAAAGTCCACTCGATAATCGCCTGCTTAATCTTCGCCTTGCGATATAAAGTTTTCTGACGATCCTTGCGCACTTGAGATTCGATGCGTAGAAGTTCCTCCCAAGCACTGTGACCATAGGCAAACTGGATATATTGCTTAATTTCCGCACGAAGAGCCTCCGCTTGTTTCTTTTTGGCGAAGATGTCTATTGCACTGGGGCCAGTACCACCAAACAACACGGCATACCAAGGTTGATTCTCAGCTGACTTATGTGCAAACTCCAAGTCTGAAATAGCTCCAGCAAATTTAGCTAAGTCGTTAGAGATACCAGCAATATCTTTACCTAACTGTATGCCTTTCTTAACGGCAGATACAGCTGTCTGTGCTGCGGCAAAGGCTGTAAACGGATCAATCATTAGGTCTACCTAGGGTCACGGTTAGGTGAATTTTTCTCCATCATAACCCTAATGGACTTAATATTCTCGTCAATACGAGCTAAGGTTAACGCCTGGGACTGAACCACATTCTCCAAGGCAGAAAGCCTTACGTCTTGCCTGAGCAATTCCTTCTCATTATTTTTGATGGTATTGTCTAACGATGACACATACCATACTAAAGAAACCGTTTGTATAAATATAGCCACAACAAATGTCAGTGGTACTGACTTAGATAAATGCCACTCTTGATCTTGGCTCATTTTGAAAACCCCGCACCGAAATATAGTCCAACGATAGCTGACACAATGTGTGTGTCCAGCGGTGTGATGACGAACCCTTGGGCAGACTGCCATACAATCTGCTTGTCAGGTCCAAACAGGAAGTTCCAGAAACCCCCTTGTACTTCTGTGTACCCTACAAACACGGGTACTTCTGGATACCACACAGCTACGAGCTTAGGTAGTACGATGATTGAAATGACAGCTGAGAGTGCTATGATCCTTCGTGTCCAAGCAAAGTGCTTGTCCTTAGATCCATACTCTCTGGCCGTGTTGGTTGCTCCTATGAGCATAGCCTGTTGCTCTGCTTTGTTCTTGTTGCTTTGGCCCCATATAGACATGACACCACCAAGAACAGTGGAGAATAGCATGGTGATGAGTTCTAAGGGTAGTCCGAACATTAACCTTGAGCCTCTTCTTCTAGTGCGGTAGAAACAGCCTCCATTCTGGGTATAACCCCAGCTCTTCCTCTTTCCTTAGCGGTACGATATTCTTCGTTATCTAAGAACTCAGAAGCCGCTTCTTTAAACTTACCTTGGTTAATAAGGTCAAGTGTCTTAGGACTTCCTGATATTCCACCTCGGAACCAACTCTGAGCTATCTCTACTTTTAAGTCATCAGAGAAGTTGTCAAACGAAGGGATTGCTTTACGTATAGATGGAAGCCTATCGTTTATATCTTTCTTAAGAAGATCCAATGCTTCCTTCTTTGTGAGTTTTTGGCCTTTCTTAACGTCTGGTCCGTAGTGTCCATAACCTATGGTTAAAAACTCTTCGCCTTTTGTAGCTTGGTATGACTCTGCTCTAAACTCTTCTTCAGAAATTAAACGACGAGTAAGAATACTCTCAAAATCTCCTTTAGTTTTAGTGGTAGCCTCAGGTTCTACAGCGGAGATTTCAGTAGGAGCCTGCTCTGTTGGCTGCTGTTGTTGTTCCTGAACGGGTGCCTCAGGTTGTGCAATATCAACAGGACGCATCTCAGGACGTACCATACCACCTGTGCCTCTAACGAAAGGCTCCGCAAGAGACTCAGTAATACCTGCTTCTTCCCTAGCTTGAGCATTTTCTTCTGCTGACTGACGAGATAGCTCTAGCATGTCCTTTAGAGTTGACACAACTTGAGCACGTTCTTTCTCTACAACAAGAGTGGCCCTACCCTCTAAGTTAATGCCTGCCATTTTACTGCTGTCCCTTGACGTAGGTGTTGCCATCAGGACCAATGAAATAGTCACCGTCATTAAGGTTTGCAAACATCTTTTCATCTGTATCCGTGTTGTCTGACCAGAAAATAGGATATGGTTTAGCCTCTGTACCCATTTGAGCATCTGCTTCTGGTACTGACACTGGTTTAATTAAGGCAGCTTCAATAGCTGCTGTGTCCATACCCAACTTCTTAAGCATCTTAGGGTAGAACTTAAGGATCTCGGACTGCTTGAGAACCTTGTTATAAGCTACTCGTTCAGAGTTAAAGTTAAACCCTGCGCTCTGCACCTGGTTTCTTTCCATTGTTGGTAATTTACGACCACGATCAACAATCATAGCTGACACACTACCGTTATAGTACTTAGACGCAGCTGTGGTTACCAAAGGAACTACCGAACGATCCATACGGAACACACCACCCTCGGTACGAGCCTCCGTATCGAAAGTCACCTCGCCCAAACCTGTTACCTTCCAGAAGCTACCTTGTAGAGAACCTGAGGCAGTAGTAGAGGCTACATTGAACTGAGATAACAGGGCATCCTTAAGTTGAGCCTTAGCTAAGGCTGCCTTCTCAGGGTCAAGACGAGAGATATTATCGAGCTTCTTAAATGTGTCATCGTTAAGAATACCAGAAATAGTCTGCTGACCAAATAAAGTAGGTGATGTTGCTATGTTGACAGACGCCTGAGCAATACCTGAAAGGAAGTTGTCACGAGACTCAGGTTTATTTACAGATTCTGGTGTCTCAAGATTAATGCTTAAATCAGAAGCAAAAGAAACAGCATCTGATCTTTCTTTATTGGTTCTGCCTGTAGCCTTAGATACTTCATCTTCCGTATGGAGATCAGGTGCAGTAAACTCTGGGCTATCACCAGAAGGAACCTCAGGTAGAGATTGATTTAAGGGAGTATACTGACTGTCTTCTACCGTGATGTTGTTTAAGGTCTCAAGAACCTTAGGGGCGTTGTTAGCTAGAAAGGCGGAGAAGTCAGGGTTAGGTTGCAAGAGAGCAGCCTTAATTAGAGGGTTTATGTCTGGCATACCAATGATAGCTTTAGTAATAACCTCTAAATGCTCTGCCTTTGTCTTATTTAATACTTCTTGGTCATAAGACCCTAACGTAGTGACAAGCTCTTCAGTGGAATTTATCAAAGTTTGAATAGGTTTGTAGTCTTCGTCGGAGATACCAGAAGGACGAGAAGACTGAAGGTTAGACTTTAGAATTTGAAACTGAGTCTTTAGATTAACGAACACCTCAGGAGAAATATCGCCACCTTCCATCTCAATAGCAAGGCCTGACATAGTGGAGTTAACAATACCACCCATCATGGTACGAGCATTAGGTATATACTCTTCTTGGAATTGCTTTGTATTCATAACCTTTGAGTTAGCAAGCTGAAGTGCTGCCGCTTCAACCTTCTGAACGTCAGAGATAGCTAAACCTAAAACATCGTCTTCTGTATAGGGTTTACCTGAGGCATCCAGGATCTTACGGGCATTGAAGACATAGCCTGGGTTTTCCCTTAGCTTGTCTACTGAGCTGTTAATAGCTTCTTGTGCTGGGTCATAGTTTAGATAAGAAACATCAACACCTGTAGCTGTCTTAATCATTTCTGCTACGTTATCGTCTATGTCAAAACCTTCGTTAGTGTAAGATGCAACAAGAGAAGAGACAGCTGTTCGTTTCTGTAGTGGTGTTTTTCCTTTAAGATTGTACAAGGACTGTGACAAACGACCAACAGCTTCTCTTTTGATAGAGCTTTCTGTTTTTTTGACTGGTTGGTTAGCTCTTGCGTAGTCGTCTAGGGCACCAAAGATCCCCCTGCCTATCATGGCTAATCCGTCAGCAGCGGCACCTGTGCTAGTTGCGCTGGGCATTGTGACACCCTGTTCAAATGCAGCACCTGCATCACCAATATCTACAGCAAATCCAGCCATGGTTTATCCTTATTGTGTTTGTGTTCTAAACAGCTCTGCGTCATATTGAAGACCAAGCCTCATAGCATTACGCATGATGTCAGGTACGACAGCAACATTTACAAGACTACGTTGTAGGGAGTTTTTAAGTTGGTTAGAGAAACGTGAGGACCATACCTCATCATTAATCTCTTCCCAAAGTTTAGTTCCCCTTAGCATATCATCTTTGTCACCTTGTGTCAAGAGTGAAAGAGCTAGGGTAGCTTTCTGTTTTTGGTAGTTAGCAAACTCTTTATACTCTTGGTTCTCTTTATAGATCATCTCACGTATGTCATAGTAGTTCTGTACTGGTGCTGGTGTAGCACCGAAGAAGACACCAAAGGCAGCGTTAGGATCTAAACCACTTACAGCAAGTTTGTGTGTCTTACTGCGGTAGTTGCCTGTCTCTACAAGCTCACGGATCTTAAAACCTTTGTCGAAGGTGGAAAGGTTACGTAGGAGTTGCGTCAGGTCATCACGAGCCATGCCTGGGTTACCCCCTACCATAGCTTTGACACCCGACAGGCCAACCGTAAGCATGTCACCACCAATCTCACCTGAAGGGCCAAAGATAGTAGTGAAGAGATCATCCTCAAAGAGCTTACGATATGTGTCCTGAACCTGACCAAGAGGAGCTACACGCTGGGCGTAGGCTGTTTCTGTTCCTAGAAGATTAGACAAGACAGCATCAACTAAACCATACTTGATACGATTAAACATCTTGACAGACTCAGTATCTTCTGGGTCATAACCTAGGCTCTCTGTAATGTAGCCAGCCGTCTTACCTGCACCTAGGCCCGTAAGACCAAACATCGGACCCATGACTAAAGCCATACGTACACGTTCACCTACTGTAAAGTTACGACCAACAGCAATATTTTCCATAGCACGGATGGTAAAGGAAAGCCATTGAGTAGGGACACGCATAGGTCCACTCTGAGCAAAGTTTCTTGATTGTGTTGTCATACGGAATGTAAGGTCTTGCTCACGGTTAGTGATCCAAGTCTTACCTTCTGGTGACAGAGGGTCAATGCCAGGACGTTTAGCACGATGCTCCAGGAAAGCCGTGATAATACCTGTCATACGAGAGGCACGTTCACCTTCCTTAAAGAAGATAGTAGACTTGTCTAAGAAGTAGTTGACACCTTCTACTGCCTTACCTGTTAGGTTACTAGCAGCACCAAACTTTTGTGGAGCCTGAAGTTCTATAACTTGGTTGTCTACAATGTTACGACCACTCTCGTCAATGTAACGGACAAGAGTATTGATCTCGTCTAACTCTAGGCCTGTTCCTTTTGCTAGTCGTTCTATCGCTAACTTACGTGTAGCTGGGTTTGTAATACTAGCGATGGCAAGCATAGGCACAGTCAGGCCTATACCTTTAGTGCCCTGCACAGGGGAGACCCCTACGATAGTCAAGGCATGTAACCCTTGCAATACAAACTGGTCAGGGTTAAAGAAACCAAACTTAGAGTAGAAACCTACACGAAGTAACTGACTACCAGGATCAGTCTTAGTGAAGTCTACTTTCTTACCTGTGACACCAAAGACTGCCTCGGTAGCCGAAGCTGTGAAGGTGTCCCATTTGTCACTTAGCCATGTTGACTGGTTAAGCCTACGTTTAATTACGTCTTGTTGCTCACGTAGCTGGGCAGCAATATCATTAAACTTACCTGTGTTAGTTACCTTGGCACCAAGGAAACGATTGAGGTAGTCGTTAGTAGGAACACCAGCAGGGAACTCAACAACACCACCAGCCTTCTCAGCTAGTTTAACCCAACCGACCAAGGCATTCTGGGAGGCTGCACGGTTAGCATATCCGAATGTTTCAGATCCGAACTGGTCAGCAATGGCTGAGATAGGGTTAGCGTTAGCAGCTTTCTTACCGCCAAACTCCATAAGAACATTGTCCCCACGTTTCATGTTTAGGCGAGAACCAACAACCTCTCCAAAGGTTGAACCTACGTTAGCTACATTCTCTCCTGCCTCTTCTACTGACACCTTCTCGTCACGAGCCTTGAACACAAAGTCCTCAGAGAAGTTAACCTTGTACTGTTGGGAGAGCTTCTGTAAGTCCTCTAGGTCAGTCGTATGTTTTCTCCAAGTGTTGTTGGCTCTGATAACGTCACCAAGTTCGTCATACTCAGCTTTAGTAAGTACAAGCTCTTTAATGTCCTTGACACCATTGGCACTCAGTAGTTCTCTTACTTTGGTTGAGATGTTGTTTAACTCAGTCCTTGAGAGGACAGCCTGGTCTTTACCAAAGGAGCCAAGCATAGTCTTGAAGCCACCTGAGATCTTGTTACCTGACACCAAAGTCTGTTCTTTAGTTAAGCCTACAAACCAACGGAACTCAGCGTTAGTACGAGGACCACCAACATTATAAGGCATAACATCTACTCGTTCGAGTACACGAGTGGACTTTACATTAGTGACATAGAGGTGGTCTAGGTGTGTCTCTGGTACTTTGAAGGATACTTGGTCAGGCCCAAGCTCTTCCTTACGCAAACTACGGCCTGTCTTTAGGTCTAGGATAAGTTCGTCATCAGGAATGCGAACCTTCTGACCATCCACACGGTACACCACATCTCCGAAAGTATCCGTGAAGTCAGCGTAGATACCACCCTCAGCAACTATCCTCTTTAATCTCTCAGAGGATTTTATCTGCCATGTGGCGTCATTAATATCTTGGACAGCTTCGTAAGCATCCAAGACTTTATTAGAAGGTGTCGTCTTGTACATAGTCTTGTACATAGATTGGAAAGACTCTCGTGTTGGAGCCTGACGCATATGCGATAGGTCACCGTCACGGAGCTGCTCAAAGAAGTCACTTAAGTTCTCTAAGTCTTTACCTCGGACAGCACGAATAGTCTTCTGATATGGTTTAAACAACTCACTTATAAGTGCTTGACCAGCTTCAGCCTGCATAAACTTAGCACCTAGCTTATCACCTAGGCGTACAGTAGCTGCACCAAATACTTTGTTAATAGCATCCCCAACAAATGTACCTTTGGCTAAAGCCTCGGCCTGCCCAGGTAAACCTAGGACATTTATTCTTTGTTCTGTCTCAACGAACCAGCCACGGCCTTCTTCTCTTTTGACAACCATAAGGCTAGGGTCTTGGGCTGCAATGTCTTCTGCATCTACCTTACGTCTAAATGGAGCACCCGAGCCTTCTTTACCCATACGAACGATAACCTTGAAGTCATCAGATCCTTCGTCAATAACAGAACGAGTACTGACAACAACATCGTTAAGGCTATCTGCAATACGAGCAGCAATATCTGTAGCTCGTGCTTCGATAACTGCACGAGGAATGTACTCCCCAAAGGAACCCTGGCGATTGATCTGCTCAAGTTTCTCAGTGATGATATTCTTTCTTGTACCGTTACGTACCTCAACACCAGAGGGACGAGCCATAGGTCCAGAGGCAGGGTCTAAGTCCTCAGGAAGCATACGCCCTGCCATGATCTCGTCTGTCTGTACACCTGCGTCATCCACAAGTTTAGTTGCCGCAACAGCCGCTGGTACTTCTCCGTCGATAACAGCAACAGCATCAATAGGACGACGAGCCTTCGACAAACTAAGGAGCTTACCTGTACTACTAAGACCAGCCTTAACTAACTTAGTGGCACCTAAAGTAGCAATGTCAGCTGCACCAAAGGCAGCATTCAGGCCAGCCATAGGGTCATCCCCTAGGTATGTGGCATCGTTAGCTGCTTTAAAGAGATTCCAGATGCTATCCTCTGTGAAGATACCTTCTTCTGCTCTCTCCTTGATGTATTCCTTAGCCCAGTCTTTAAACTCGTCAGGTTTAAGTGTATTGAAGGCTTCTCTTATTTCTGTACCCTCACGATTAGAACGGAAGGTTACATTCTCAAAGGCACCAATAGTAAGCTCTCTTAAGATATTAACATCAAGGAATGTGACAACTTTAGAGAAACCTGACTGGTCATTGTCTTCGAACGCCTGTTGCATCAGGTCATTCCAAGTCTCCATATTTGTCATTGTACGAGCAGCGTAGGCATTGACACCATTATCACCAAGCATCAGGTTCTGCATAAGCATGTACTCACCCAAGGTCATATCCTCACCCTTGGCTGTACGCTGTTCAATGATCTCTGCTACTTCCCCTGGCTCTAAGCCATCCTCAATAGCCTTGTTAATTGTCAAGGCATAGTCGAAGTTAAGTCCTTGTGTTCTTGCTGCTGTCTCTGCTGTGTTGTCCCCTACGGCACGTTCAGCTTCTACTTGGTCTACTGGAAGGTCTGTTGCCAAAGCAATGCCTTGGGATTTCTTACGTTCTACATCACTAAGAGGATTGTAGACAGAAGGCTCCTCAGCTCCATCTACGTCCTGCTGTAAGGCAAGTTGATTGAAGATCTCATCTTCTAAGGTCAGCAGAGTTGTCATTATTGTGGACCACCTATGCTGTAGTTGTAGTTAGGGGGAGCACCCCCGCTAAGTGATGGCGTTTTATTACCACCACCAAATCCTCCAGTAGAACCAAATGCTCGGAAACCTAAGTCAGCTATAGTACCGAACATCTGAGCTTTGGCACCCGCTTGTGCAGCTTGGCCTGTAAGAGATGTGTATTGTTGACTTAAACCAGACATCATGCTTCCGAAGCCTAGGTTAGAGCCTAGTTGAGAACTAATACCAGACTGACCACCAGCTAATGCTGAACTATCTGACACACCCATAGCTTGAGCTTGGGCTTGCATTTGTGCTCGTTGAGCTAGTGTTGCTCGTATTGCTGAACGCCTCTGACGTTGAGCTTGTTGACGTTGTTGTTGAATCTGTGTCTGGGCAGCAGATCGTGCAGCACCAGCGGCTCTTTTTGAGGCATTGATGGACGCAGCCGTGCCATAAACAGCAGCACCAGCAGCTATTGCTGCACCAGCAGATAAAGCACCTGTTACTGCTAATGTTGTAAAAACCGCCATATTATATTTCCTTCACATATGCTGTTTCTGTGGGTTTGAACCCTTTACGACTAAATAGTACCCCTGCTTTAGAGTTTAAAATATTGTCAAGTTCAGAGAGCCTTATAAAATTACAACCTTTGTTTTCTGACCAAAGTACGTAATCGTCTACAAGTTTTAATGCCGTTCTTCCTATTCTATGTTCAGGGTCAATCCAAAACATAAGCTCTTGTGCAAAAACCATGTCGTTAATTGGCATATCAGATACGATAGCTATAAGGGCACCGACCACTTCTTCGTTGTGAACAACAATTCTAACAAAACCATTTTCACTGTGGATAAGGTTTGTGACAAGTTCACTCACTTTGTTTGTGTTTACTTTACTCCAAGCTGGATGGGGTATCTCTTTGCAGAATTGTTTTACAGATAAAACTGTGTCTAAAACGTCATCTTGGGTTGCATCACGAATTGTATAGTTTGACATTAGAACCTTGGGTTTCTGCCGAGTATGATA